TTTATATTAGGTATGTGTTGCATGGCATTCATACTAGGATTTATGGGAGTAGGATTATGAATAGATTTATTATAGAACGAAGTCCAATAGGTATTGCACAGTCTTTGTGTGACCAACACATAGTCAAGATGCCACTAGAAGAGGCACAGATGTTATGTACTGCACTATGGCATCATGCACCTGACTATGCAGAGGAGCATAACTTATATAAACCTGTGCATCAAAAACATCCTTGTACCTTGTGGGCAATGGAGACTAGAGCAAATTATATGTGGGCATACTGCTTATATAGAGATATGCTTTTTGAGTATGGTGTAAGATATAAGAAAACTCATGGTGCATCTAAACATTATGATGCTTTGTTTGAGGGAAGATTCCACATACCTGAGGGTGTATTTACTAAACACCCACAATGTTTTAGTGGACACGATGATCTCAAGACTGATGAGTTTTATCCTATAGAAGCCTATCGTAAATTTTATATTGTTGACAAATCTAGATTTGCTAGATACAACTATACAGAGAAACCTAAATGGTTAAATTAAAAAAGATAAACCCTATCGCTAGGGCATTCGCTTACCTTAGAAAGAGAACACAAGTTGTCCCACCTAAAAAGGGTAAGGGTTCATACAATAGAAAGAGAGATAAGAAAGATGAAAGATAAAGGTTACGAAATGTTTTTAGAAATAGTAGACAGAGAGCATGAGAGTTTAGTTCCTGATAATACTATACCTACATTTAATATATGGGATATGAGAAAGGATGATAATGAATCTTTTAGAATTAAAAGAGAAGTACCTAGAGTCACAAGACTTCAAACTACTCGCAAATAAAACACAGAAAGATTATGTTTATTTTTTAAACGTGATGTTATTTACTTCTGTCAATGGCAGACAAATATCTAAGTCAAGAGTGTCTACCTTTACAGGTGTAAAAGCTAGAAGAGCATACGAACATTGGCTTAAGAGAGGTATATCTTTTGCCAATCACATTTGTTCTGTGTCCAAGAAAATGTATTCCTATGCAAATGAAATGGGATATGCAGAAACAAATCCTTTCAAAACATTTAAATGTAAAACGACACACAATAGAAAGGTAACTTGGACACGAGAACAAGTGAAAACATTTTTAGATCATTGCTATTTATCCTTTGAATACAGGAACTTAGGACTAATAGTTCAGATGGCATATGAATGGTGTCAACGAGTTGGTGACATGAGAATGTTAAAGTTTGATAACATAAATTTTGATACAGGTGTATTGAATCTAGAGCAATCTAAACGTAGAGCATTAGTTCATCTACCTGTAAGTGATAATCTTTTGGAAATGTTACGTCAACAGAAAGAAGAGTTTGGATTTCAAGATTGGGTAGCACCTTATCCTTTTGCTAGAGGTAAATCATACGAGCCATACACTTTGCATAGACTATCTAAGGTAGCACGTAGAGTGTTGAATCAATGTGGATTACCTAATGAGTTAAGGATAGCAGACCTAAGACGTACAGGCACAACAGAAATGGTAGAGGCAGGAGTGTCTATGGCACAGATTATGTCTGTCACAGGGCATTCTACACCCAATAGTGTTAAACCTTATATGAAAAATACTTATGCCTCTGCAGAAAATGCCTTGACAAAAAGAGAAATCTATGTTAAAAGCACTAAGGATGTGCCACGATGAACAGTATAATAAATTACATATCAGATGACATTGCGAATGGAGAAACTAAAAGAATGGATTGTCCTAACTGCAATGGCTACAAAACTTTTACAGTAACAAATAATATGGGCAAGTTGATATGGAACTGTTACAAAGCATCATGCAATGTATCAGGTTCAAAGAAAACTAGATTATCAGTTGCCGATATCATTAACCACTTTCAAGATAACAAAGAGGCACAAGAAAATTTTGAGATGCCTGATTCAGTTGTGTTTCACATGGACAGACCTGAGGTAAAAAGTTTTGCATATGAATATGGATTAGATTATGAAAGGATTCCCTTGTACTTTGATGTTAAAGACAAGAGGATAGTGTTCCCTATCAAGCACAGAGGTCTGATAGTTGATGCAGTTGGGAGATCAACAAGCATTTTTGTCAGACCAAAGTGGAAAAGATATGGAAACAGTAACGTGCCTTTTGCTTATGGCAAGGGTGACGTTGCAGTAATTGTTGAGGATTGCGTAAGTGCCTCTGTGTTGGATAGTGAGGGGTGTGTTGGGGTTGCTTTGTTAGGAACATCTTTATCACAACATCACAAAGAGTATCTGAAACAATTCTCAACAGTTATAATTGCTCTAGACCCTGATGCTAGTAATAAGTCTTTTGCTATGGCAAAGGAACTTAGAGGTTGTGTTAATAAAGTTTTAGTGCTAAGATTAGAAGACGATCTAAAATATAAAAAAGAAAATGATATAATTAAACTAAAGGAGTTAATACATGGAACTATCACTACTTAAAACTTTAATGAATAAAGACTTCTATGATGATCATAAGGGTGCTAAGTGTCCTGAGAGATTGTTCAGTAAAGATATGAGGATTATTAAGAAGACTATTGATAAAGCAATGACACAGTATGACAGAACTGTAACCTCTGATGAGATACAGGCTTTGTTCTTGGCTTCTAATCCTAATCTAACTACTGCACAGAAACAAGCATACGAGTCTGCATTTATTAATTTAAAAAAGGAGAATGAACTTGGTAAAGATATTGCACAAGAAGTATTATCAAAACTGTTTCAACAAGTTGTGGGTGAGGATATTGCTAATATTGGTTTTGACTATGTTAATGGTACTCAATCCACACTTGAGCCTCTGAGAAACATACTTGATTCATATGGAGAGGACTTCATACCTAACTTAAATATTGATTGGGAAGACATTAGTCTAGAATCTTTGATAAAAGCTAATGATCTAGCTACAAGATGGACATTTAACATACCATCTCTTATCCACAAATTAGAGGGTGTGAACTCAGGTCATCTGATTGAGGTAGGTGCTAGACCTAACACAGGTAAAACTAGCTTCCATGCCTCTCTAATCGCTTCCCCATCAGGGTTTGCAAGTCAAGGTGCTAGATGTATTGTACTTTGTAATGAAGAAAAGGCTAAGAGAGTAGGTGCTAGATACTTAACTGCATCTACAGGTATGGATATGCATGAGATAAAAAATAATCCTAGCCAAGCTAGAGATTTGTGGAAGAAAGTTGAGAGTAATGTATCTCTCAAAGATGCTACAAATAAAGATATGAATTGGGTAGAGAGTGTGTGCAAAGCATATAAGCCTGATGTTCTTGTATTAGATATGGGAGATAAGTTTGCTACAACACAAGGATTTGCTAGAACAGATGAGGCATTGAAAGCTAATGCTATCCATGCTCGTCAGATTGGTAAGGCATATAACTGTGCAGTCTTTTATATGTCACAGTTATCTGCAGAGGCAGAGGGTAAAGTTATATTGAACCAAGCTATGATGGAAGGCTCACGTACAGGTAAAGCAGCAGAGGCAGATGTTATGATTCTTATAGCTAAAAACCCTGCAGTTGAGGGACAAGAGAGTGAAGACCCAATCAGACATCTTAACATTGTAAAGAATAAAATTACAGGTTGGCATGGTAAGATTGTATGTGAATTAGATTATAAACTTGCGAGGTATCAAGCATGACAAAGTACATTGAATGTATTAAATGTAAAATTGAACAACCTGTTACTAGTTATATTACTATGGCATCAGGTGAGATAAAAAGAACTTGTAAGTCATGTAAGAATGGACATAAAAGAGTATTAGCAAAACTTAGAAAAGAAAATGCATACCCTGATGAGAATCATGAGTGTTTTATTTGTGAAAGAACATTACAAGAAGTATCTAGGACAGGTCAAGTTCGCATGAAGAATTGGGTGCTTGATCATTGCCATGAAACTGAAACATTCAGAGGATGGATATGTCATCATTGTAACACAGGATTAGGTGGATTTAAAGATGACTTAAATATATTACAGAATGCAATTACTTATTTAAAAAATCATAAGGAGAAAATAAATGAAACTAATACTTGATGTAGAGAATACAGTAACTAAAAAGAATGGCAAGATGCACCTTGATCCTTTTGAACCTACTAATAAATTAGTTATGGTAGGTATTAGAGATGATCATGCTAATACATATATCTATGATATGGCAGAGAGCTCATCTAATATACAAGAGATGTTGGACAAAGCTACAGTTTTAATAGGACATAATATAGCCTACGATTTGATGTGGTTGTGGGAGTGTGGGTTTAAATATGATGGTGTGGTATTTGATACCATGTTAGCAGAATATATAATGCAGAGAGGAGTCAAAGAACCTCTATCTCTTGAGGCTTGTGCAGAGAGATATAAATTAGAAACTCAAAAGCAAGACACATTGAAGAAATATTTTGCAGAGGGTAAAGGTGTTGATGAAATACCAAAAGATGAATTAGCAGAATACTTAACTGCAGATTTAAAAGCTACACAAGAACTATGCAATGTGCAATATAAAAAATTAAACACACAAGAGTATGCAGGACTTATGGAGTCAGTTATACTTACAAATAAAGTAGCAGTCACATTAGCCAAGATATATCGTAATGGATTTAAAGTAGATCAAGATAAGTTACGAGAGGTTAAAGAAGAATTTGAACAAGAGAAGTTAGAGATTGAAGAACGTTTAACTAAACAAGTGAAAGAACTTATGGGTGATACACCTATTAATCTGAACAGTCCTGAACAAATGTCTTGGGTTATCTATAGTAGAAAGCCTAAAGATAAAGCTCTATGGGGTAACTCTTTTCATCCTAATATGTTACCCAAGCATTTTAAAAACGCAATAGCATATAACTCTACTGTCTTGTATAAAACAGAAGCTATGCAATGTTTAAATTGTAGAGGCACAGGACAGGTCAGAAAGATTAAAAAGAATGGACAACCTTTTGCCAAGCCTAGCACTTGTTCACATTGTGGTGGACAAGGATATAAATTTATTCCTACTAAACACATTGCAGGATTAAAATTTTCTGCACCTAATTCAAAGTGGGTTAGTGCTCATGGATTTACAGTTAGTAAAACTAATTTAGATACACTTTACAATGTGGCAAAAGATAGACACATGACACAGGCTATGTCTTTCTTAAAAGATATACAAAGACTATCTGCATTAGACACGTACTTGTCTTCTTTTGTTGAGGGCATAGAGGGATACGTAAAACCTGATGGATTACTTCATGTAAGGTTGTTGCAACATAGAACTGCCACAGGTAGATTTAGTGGAGCAGACCCTAATATGCAGAATATGCCTAGAGGTGGTACATTTCCTGTAAAGAAAGTATTTGTTTCTCGTTGGGAAGATGGAGAGATATTAGAGGCAGACTTTGCTCAGTTAGAATTTAGAACTGCAGCCTTTCTGTCACAAGATAAAATAGCAATGAAGGAGATTGAAGATGGATTTGATGTGCATAGTTATACTGCTCGTGTTATTAGTGATGCAGGTGAGCCTACTACTCGTCAAGAGGCGAAAGCACACACGTTTGCTCCGTTATATGGAGCAACAGGCTTTGGCAGATCGTCTGCACAGGCAACGTACTATAAACACTTCACAGAAAAATACAAGGAAGTCAACTTATGGCACACCAGATTGGCTCAAGAAGCTCTGAATACACGTAAGATAAAGACACCATCAGGTAGAGAGTTTGCATTTAGTAATGTACAACGATATGGTAATGGTAAGGTATCACACTTTACACAGATAAAGAATTATCCTGTACAAAGTTTTGCTACTGCAGATATAGTTCCTGTTATACTTATTGAAATAGAAAACAGATTAAAAGATTTACAATCTTGTATTGTGAATACTGTTCATGATTCAATAGTCATTGATGTACATCCTGATGAAAAACAGAAGGTGGTATTTATGTTGAAGACTGTTAATGCTAACATGAAACAGATAATAGATAGTCAGTTCAGTATTGATTTT